TGCCTATATCGAAGGTGTGATGCTTCAGACAGAAGTAAAAAACAAAAATGGTCGTGTATACCCAAAAGAGGTAATGCAGAAAGAAGTGAAACGATATACTAAAGAGTATATCGATAATAATAGAGCCTATGGAGAATTAGGACACCCTGAAGGACCAACAATTAATTTAGAGAGAACATCTCATCTAATAACAGATTTATATGAAGACGGAAATAATTTCGTTGGAAAAGCAAAAATTTTAAGTACTCCTATGGGTAACATAGTCAAAAACCTTCTTGATGATGGTGCTAGACTAGGTGTATCTAGTAGAGGTATGGGATCATTGAAAGCTTCAAACGCTAAGGGTGGAGTTCAAATGGTTCAATCAGATTTTCAGTTAGCAACCGCTGCTGATATAGTCGCTGATCCGTCAGCTCCAGACGCTTTCGTAGATGGTGTCATGGAAGGAGTTGAATGGATTTGGGATAATGGTGTTATTAAGGCACAGAAAATTGAAGAATATAAACATTCAATAGCAAGAGCACGAACACAAAAACTTCAAGAAGTCAAATTAAATGTATTTAATGACTTTCTGAAAAATTTATAATATATAAATACTAGTTAAACAGTTTAAATTTATATTTAATAGGGAGTATTCTAATGTCAAGTTTAGAAAACACAATAACAGAAGTAATGTCCGAGGAAGCTGCAAAGTTACCTAAGGGTGGTGCTGATGTTAGTCCTGCCGATGTTGGATCAGACAAAGACGCTGAAAAGAAAGCATCAGAATTAGCTAAAGCTGCTGGAGATTCTACTAAAGAAGCTCCTAAAACAAACGCTTCAGCATCTGGTGATTCTATGGAAGTCGTTTCAGATGGTGAAACAAAGGTAGAAAAAGGAAAAGCTGTCAACCAAGAAGAAACAGAATCAGAAGACGAAGCTGTTTTAGAAATGGGTGGCGACATGACCAAAGCTGAAACTATGAAAGCAGCTGTAGATCACATGAAGAAAATGTCAGGTGAAGAACTACAGGCTATGTATACAAAAGTAGCAGAGAAATGGTCAGAAGAAGATGGCGATGATGGCAAAGCCGAGTCACTTACGCGTAACGCTACTATTAGAAAAGTAGTAGAAGCATTAAAAGATTTAGAAGTATCTGAAATTACTAAACTCTTTACTAAAAAAGAAGAAGTAGAAGAAGATGCTGACGATTCAGTTGAAGAAGCTAAATCATCTAAAAATCAGAAAGAAATGGACGATATGGATGATGAAGAAGAAGACGAAGAAGTCAAAAAAGAAGAAATTGAAATCGACATGACAGACGACATCAATGCACTAGTTGCTGATGAAGACTTGAGTGAAAATTTCAAAGCGAAAGCTAAGACTATTTTTGAAGCTGCCGTAGCTGCTAAAGTCAAAGAACAAATGACTGAAGCTGAAGCTAAGTTAGAAGAAGAAACAACACAAAAAATCGAAGAAATCAAAGATGATTTAACAGAGAAAGTTGATTCTTACTTGAACTATGTTTCTGAAAGCTGGGTATCAGATAATGAGTTAGCTATCGAGAGAGGATTAAAATCCGAATTGACAGAAGACTTCATTAGTGGATTAAAACAACTGTTCGAAGAACATTATGTTGAAGTTCCAGAAGACAAGTTTGATGTAGTTGAAGAACTAGCAAACAGACTTGATGAGATGGAAGATAAGTTGAATGAAGAAGTTGCTAGCAACATCACAGCTCAACAAGATATCGAAGAACTTCAAAGAGAAAAAATTATCAACGAAGCGTCTAAAGACCTCGCTGATACACAAATTGAGAAGCTAAAACAACTAGCAGAAGATGTAGATTTCGAAGATCAAGAAACATTCGTAGAGAAAGTTTCTACTCTTAAAGAATCATACTTCGGAGCTGGTAAAGTTGAAGCCATCTCAGACGATAGCGCAGTAGTTAGCGACGATGCTGATTTTTCTGGAGCGGGCGATGTAGCTCAACCAGTTAATGAAGGTATGGCTCAATACACTGCAGCTTTAACCAAGTTCGCTAACTTAGATAATAAGAAGAGCTAACTTAAATAAGGAGACTATAAACAATGTTTATGTCAGAAAACTTACAAGAAAAATGGGCACCAGTCCTCGAGCATGCTGATCTTCCGAAAATTGAAGACAACTACAAGAGAGCTGTAACATCCGTTATTCTTGAAAACCAAGAAAGAGCGATACAAGAAGAAAGAGGAGCCATGAATGAGGCCCTTGGAGCTGGTACTGGTACAGTAGCTGGAGCACCTGGTGGTGTTACTGCAACTGCAGCTAACTGGGATCCAATTCTTATATCTCTAGTTCGTAGAGCAATGCCAAACTTGGTAGCCTATGATATCTGTGGTGTTCAACCTATGACAGGACCTACTGGCCTTATCTTTGCTATGAAAGCAAGATATGTTGACAGTACTACTGCTGTAGATAGAACTGAAGCCATGTTCAACGAAGCTGATACAGACTTCGCTGGAACAGGTACACACGCAGGAACAGATCCTTTTGCATCTGGTTCAGCTAACACAGCTATCCAAACTGGTTACACAACTGGTACAGGAGTTGCAACAGCAACTGCTGAGATTGATTCTACAATCCCAGAGATGTCGTTCACGATTGAAAAAGCTACAGTTACAGCTAAAAGCAGAGCGCTAAAAGCTGAGTACACAATCGAACTCGCACAAGACCTTAAAGCTATTCATGGCTTAGATGCAGAAACAGAATTAGCAAACATTCTTTCTGGTGAAATCCTCGCGGAAATCAACAGAGAAGTTGTTAGAACTGTTAATGATCAAGCTAAGATTGAAGGTGTTGCTTCAGAAGCAAACCTAACAGGAACAGCTGTTGACGGTCAATTCAACTTAGATACAGATTCTTCTGGAAGATGGTCAGTTGAGAAATTCAAAGGTCTAATGTACCACATTGAAAGAAACGCAAATGTTATTGCAAGACAAACACGAAGAGGTAAAGGTAACTTTATTCTTTGTTCGTCTGATGTAGCTTCTGCTCTAGCAATGGCTGGTGTATTAGATTACACTCCAGCTTTATCAACAAACTTAAATGTTGATGATACTGGTAACACTTTCGCTGGTGTTCTTAACGGCAGCTTAAAAGTGTATATCGATCCATATTACGCAAGTGTGTCTCAAAGACCTACAGGCGTTAGTGCTGGTGAAGGATATTGTACAGTCGGTTATAGAGGATCTAATCCTTTTGACGCTGGTGTATTCTATTGTCCTTATGTACCATTACAAATGGTTCGTGCAGTTGGTGAAGATACTTTCCAACCAAAAATCGGATTCAAAACTAGATACGGTATGGTTTCAAACCCATTCGTAGGTTCTACTCCGTCTTCTGGATTGGCAGCAACATCTACCAACTCTTACTACAGATCATTCGAAGTATTAAACCTTCTGTAAGTCGTAGTATCTAAATCATAATCGATTTCAAAGACCCTCGAATGAGGGTCTTTTTTTGCTTATACATCTTTTAAGTGTTATAAATATATACATGAACAATAAAACTTCAACACCTGACGGTAGATGGAACTGGTATGGTATCGAAGAAGAATACATTAAGGAGTATAAAATGAATGAAGGTGGAATGATTGAATTTGATGAGATGTATCACGAATTCAGACATGAAAATAGAAAAGCAGAAGTCGGAAAATTAGACGGCGTATGGGGTATCAGAATGTGGGAAAATATGGTCTGGCAGAAAGACGAATTAATCCCAGAACACAATGAACTCTACGCTGAGAATGCTGCTGAAAACTATGTATTCGGAATAAAGAACTAATATGGCTCAAGCTAATTGGACAAGTAATCAACCAACAAATTTAAACTATCTAAGTCCAGTAAACTTTGATCTAGCGATCAATAAGTTACCTAAGACTAGATATTTTTGTACAGGTGTGACATTACCTAGTGTGACAATGAGTGAAGCTATTCAAGAAACTACACTAGCCATTCAATCAGCTTTACCAGGTGGTAAAATTACATTTGATCCATTGACAGTCAAGTTTGTTGTTGATGAAGATATGACAAACTATCAAGAAATCTTTAATTGGATTATGGCTTTAGGTCCTGGTCACGATACTCAAGATTTTATTAATTTAGTAGAAGCTCAGAAAACAACAACAGGTAAATTTAGTAATGCTAAGTTTGAAAATATGTATTCTGATGCTACTGTTATTGTTAATACATCAGCCAACAACGCTAATATAGAATTTATGTTTAGTGATTGTTTTCCTGTGAGTCTTGGAAGTATTGATTTTCAGACTGATGCTCAAGGTGTTGAATACGCCGTATGTGATCTAACATTGAAATTTACTTTATTTACAGTAAAAACTAGTACTTAAAAAGTACACTATATAATATATACATTATGAATTTAAAAGAAATCCAAGAGATGTGGAAAAGTGATTGTAAGATAGATGATATCGAACTTGACGCTTCTTCACTAGAAGTACCAAAACTACACGCCAAATACGCTGAACTATTATCAGAGAAGAAACTCGCTGTCATTCGTTATGAAAGACAAATGAAAGAACTCAATAAAGATAAATGGTTATGGTATGGTGGTAAAATGTCCAGAGATAAAATTGAAGAAAAGAGTTGGGATTATGATCCGTTTGACGGATTGACAGTTCTAAAATCTGATTACGATAAATTTACTGGAGCTGATAAAGATATACAAGATTTAAATGATAAACTTGAGTATCTCAGAATAACAGTTGAAGTGTTAACAGATATTGTCTCACAAATTACTTGGAGACATCAAACAATAAAGAATATTATAGAATGGCGAAAGTTCATGGCAGGCTCGTAGTAGCTAAGACCGACGAAGTATATCTAACAGTATCAGCAGAAGACTCAATTCGAAAAGAACTCTCAGAGTTTTTTAAGTTTAAAGTTCCTGGTGCTAATTTTATACCTGCAGTTCGTAAAAGATTTTGGGACGGGTACATTCGTTTGTTCAATCTTAACACTAATAAAATTTATCTAGGTTTATATGATTATCTAAAAGAATTTTGTGAAGAAAGAAACTATTCTATTGAAGGTTACGAAAAGGATACTGATATATTTACAATAGAAAGA